AAAGAAAATCAAAAATTACAGAATCTTGAGAAAGATTTTGTTAATATGAAAGAAGATTTAAATGAAATCAAATCTTTGCTCAGGAGTTTAATTGATGGATCCAAATAAGATAGAACTTGACAATTTAAGTAAAAGTTTTGAATACTTTAAAGTTTCTTCTGAGATAGATAGTATAGATGATGTTACTGAATTAAAAAACATTGCAAAATGTTATTATAAGTTATACTTAAAACAACAAGAAGTAATTTCAAGTTTAGGTGCTTTAAATGGCGGACAAAAGGATAACCTTTGACACAACTTCCGGAACCCCAAGTTCTGTTAATTTGACCATTAATACTGGTTCAACTTTTTCGGCAAATTTTTCAGTAGTAAATACGTCAAGTTCTGCCTTTAATTTTTCTGGGTGGACAGGATCTTCCCAAATGGCGAAAAGTGTTTCTATTGGATCAAGTTCCTATGCAATAGCAACGTTTAACGTTGGATTTTCCACTTCTACTCAAGGTAGATTTAATATTTCTTTGGGATCAACGCAAACAAGATCTCTAAAAGAAGGAAGATATGTCTATGATATTTTGGTGAGTTCAGGTTCTACTGTTTATAGAATTGTCGAAGGAAACATCCTTGTAAAACCTGGAATTTCTTCCGCACCATAAATATTCTGAGAGGTACTAATAAATGGCGCAACCATCTACTAGACAAGAATTAATAGATTACTGCAAGAGAAAACTGGGAGCGCCAGTTTTAGAAATTAATGTTGCGGATGAGCAAATTGAAGATCTTGTAGATGATGCGGTCCAATTCTTTCAAGAGAGACACTTTGATGGTGTTTATCCAACATTTTATAAGTATAGGATAACAGCAGCAGACATTGCTAGAGGAAGAGCCAGAGGACTTGATGCAACTAGTAATGTTGGTATTGTAACAACAACTGTCAATACAAATATCGTAGGAACTGCAGTAACTTTCACTTACAACGAAAATAGTAATTACTTGCAAGTTCCGCCAAATATAATTGGCATCAATAAAGTTTTTAGTTTTGATAGTTCGAATACAATCACTCACAATATGTTTAGCGTGAAGTATCAGTTATTCTTAAATGATGTTTATTATTGGGGAACAACTGAACTTCTGAGTTACGCTATGGTTAAAACATATTTGGAAGATTTAGATTTTCTTTTAAATACTCAAAAACAAATTCGTTTCAACAAAAGACAAGATAGGTTGTATCTAGATATCGATTGGGGTACTGTTAGTGAAAACAATTACTTCGTTATTGACTGCTATTCAACTATAGATCCAAATGACTATTCAAGAGTTTGGAATGATTCCTTCTTAAAACCATATTTGACATCATTGATTAAAAGACAATGGGGACAAAATATGATGAAGTTTACTGGCGTAAAACTTCCTGGCGGTGTTGAACTAAACGGAAGACAAATGTATGATGATGCACAAAGAGAGATTGATATCTTGATGGAAAAAATGTCCAATACTTATGAACTTCCTCCTCTAGATATGATCGGATAAAATGTTAAATCCATTCTTTCTACAAGGTTCTTCTTCAGAACAAGGTCTAATACAAGATCTGATAAACGAACAGATCAGAATGTATGGTGTTGAAGTATATTATATTCCAAGAAAGTATATTACAGAAAAGACTGTAATAAAAGAAGTTATACAATCAAGATTTGACAATGCTTATCCTTTAGAAGCATATGTCAATAGTTATGATGGATATGGTGGAACAGGAACCATCTTATCAAAATTTGGTATTCAGGATCTTGATGATTTAACTTTAATAATTTCTAGAGAGAGATTTGAAACTTATATCAGTCCTCTTATAAAAAACTTAAATGATATAAAATTATCTACAAGACCTAAAGAGGGAGATTTAATTTATTTCCCATTGGGCGATAGGTTATTTGAGATCAAATATGTAGAGCACGAACAACCATTCTATCAACTTCAAAAAAATTATGTTTATGAATTACGATGTGAACTCTTCAGATATGAAGATGAGGTTGTTGATACTAGTATTGAAGAAATAGACGATAATATTCAAAATCAGGGTTATATTCAAACATTAACTGTAGTCGGAACAGCAATTACCGCAACAGCATTTACAAATATTGTAAATGGTGGTGTTAGATTCATTAGAGTATCTAATAGAGGAGGTGGATTTAATACAGCACCAAAGGTGGCAATTTCTTCTGCTCCATCTGGCGGATATACTGCAGTTGGTGTTGCAACGATGATCGACAACTTGATTGATTGCAATGGAACATCATCATTAAAAGTTCAAGGTGTTGAAGTCGTTAATTCTGGTTACGGTTATACAGTTTCTCCTGCTATTGCTTTTATTGGAGGTGGTGGAAGTGGTGTTGAGGCAACAGCAGTAATAGGTGATGGTATTGTTGGAATAGTTACAGTAACAAACGGCGGTTCTGGTTATTCAGCATCACCAACAGTAACGTTTAGTGGTCCAGGGATAGGAACTACTGCAGTTGGTTATGCTGTAGTTAGTGCTGCTGGCACAATTACTCAAATAAGACTGAGAGACGCAGGGATAGGATACACGACAGCACCAACTGTTACTATAGCAAGTCCAGGTTCAAGTGGATCTGGATCATTTAAGTACAATGAAATTGTGACAGGATCAGTTTCTGGAACAACTGCAAGAGTAAATTCTTGGGATTCAGATAATAATAAACTTGAAGTTTTTATTGTCAGTGGATCTTTTGCGTCAGGGGAAACTATTACGGGATCTACAAGCGGAGCATCATACAAATTAAGAACACTAAAATCAGATAATTTAGTTGATCCTTATTCGCAAAATGACGTTATAGAGGAAGAGGCAGATAAGGTTATTGATTTTAGTGAGTCAAATCCTTTTGGTACATTGTGACTTAAATAAATATTATATAAAATTTAAATAATAAAATGTTTGAATATTTCTATAACGAAATTTTTAGGAAGACAATTGTGTCTTTTGGATCTTTATTTAATGATATTACTATAAAGCATAAAGACAGTTCTGGTTCTAATGTTAGTGTAATAAAAGTTCCTTTGGCATATGGTCCAACTCAAAAATTTCTAGCTAGATTAGAACAATCCCCAGATTTAAATAAACCAGTTCAAATAACATTACCAAGAATGTCTTTTGAACTTGTTGGTATATCTTATGATGGTTCTAGAAAATCTTCAACAGTTCAAACATTTCTATCTCCATCCGTTTCTGATGAAACTCAACAAAGAAAAACATATCTTCCGGTACCATACAATCTTGATTTTGAATTAAGCATATTCACAAAGTTGAATGATGATATGCTTCAAATCATTGAACAGATTTTACCATATTTTCAACCAGCATATAATATTACGATTGATTTGGTTTCTGAAATAGGAGAAAAGCGAGATGTGCCAGTTATTCTAAACAGCATATCTATGAGTGATGATTATGAAGGTGATTTTTCGCAAAGAAGGTCTTTGATTTATACGTTAAGATTTACGGCAAAAACATATCTCTTTGGACCATCATCTTCTGTTTCTACAGATATTATCAAGAAGGTTTCTATTGGTCTTATTTCTGGAGATTCTACCTCAACTCCAACAAGAGAGGTTGTTTACTCGATAGAACCAAGAGCTACCAAAAATTACACCGGTAATATTACTACAAATCTATCCAAGAATATATCTGATATAGATACTCTTATTGAAGTTAATGATGCATCATCTATTGCGGTTAATACTTACATTTATGTAGATGAAGAAGAAATTTATGTTGATAAAAAAGCAGGTAATGTACTCACTGTTACTAGGGGAGCAGATAATACAAAAGCATCTTCTCATGTTTTAGGATCCGCAGTTTACAGAATAACTGCAGAGGATAATGCTTTGATTAAAACTGGAGACGATTTTGGATTTAGTGAGAATATTCTATGAAAATGACAAAGAAATTTGACGAAATTAACAAAACTTTTAATGTTGATGCGGAAATAATACCCGCAGAAACTGAGAATGTTTCCACTGAAATTGAAAAAATATCTTCTACTGTAGATGATGTTAAAAAAGATTATGAATATACAAGAGGAAATCTTTACTCAATCATAGAAAAAGGTCAAGAGGCAATCAACGGAATTCTGGAACTTGCCCAAGAAAGTGAAATGCCAAGAGCATATGAGGTTGCTGGACAATTAATTAAAAATGTTGCAGATGCAACAGATAAATTAATGGATCTTCAAAAGAAATTAAAAGACATTGAAGAAGAAAAGGTTGGTAAAAGTCCCACAACAGTTAATAATGCTTTATTCGTTGGATCTACTGCAGAATTAGCTAAACTTTTAAAGAACAATGAATTAGACCAAAAATGAACACAGAACTCCAAGAATTTTTTTCTCTAGTAGGCAAAGCAAAAAAAGAAAAAGATGATGAGTTTAAGTCTCTTGTAGGTGAAATTAATATTGATTCCATTTTTACTCAGGTAAAAGAATCAGCAAAAGAAGAAAAAATAAAAAAAGAAAAAAGACAAAAGCAACTAGAACGTCAGGTTAAAGCTTTAGAATCTTGGTTATATTCAGAACCAATAAAAAAAGAAGATATATTGACTGTCAAGGATAATAAAGAGGAAAAGAATTTACCAAAGGTAGAAGAGTTTGATTTAGTTCAAGTAGAAGAAACTATTGATCTTGAGTATAAGAATGAAGAAGATTTGCAAATTAATCTAATAGAAGAGTCTGAACCACTAACAGAAATTTGCGAGTACAAAGAAAATGATACTATAGACAATGATACTAAAGAAAATGATACTATAGACAATGCTCTTAAAATTTTAGAGCAACTTAAAACCAAAAAAGAAGTTCAGGAAAATACAACTGATCCAGAAATAATTAAAATAAGAAGAGAATTAGAATATTTAAGAAATATTGTCAATACTCAAGGTGGTGGTGGAGAAGTTCGTCTAGAATTTCTGGATGATATTGATAGAGATAGTGCTAAAAGAAATAATTATTACTTAAAGTATGATTCTTTAACGGATAAATGGGTTGGAGACGCTGGTAGTGGCGGAGCGGGAACTCAAAATTTAAATCAAACTCTTGGGTATGGAAATACTTCAAATATCGGAATGTCCGTTGGAGTTGTCACTGCGACATATTTTGTTGGTGATGGTTCTTTACTAACTAATCTTCCTAGTGGCGGAAATAGTGAATATGCAAATACGGCAGGAATTGCTACTTATGCTTCAACATCAGGTATTTCAACAATTTCCCAGGGACTGACAGGAACGCCAAATATTACTGTAAGTGCATTAACAGCATCTTCTTTAGGTTTAGATGCAGGAACAATAATTTCGGGAATCGTAACCACTACGACGACATCAGAAACAGTAATTTCTTCAATTAATTCGACAGTTTTCAGATCTGCCACATATCAGATTCAAATTACTGAAGGAACTAACTATAACATGTCAATAGTTAATACTATTCATGATGGATCCTCCACATACATATCAGAATATGGGACAATCAACCATCCCGTTGGAATAGCAACATTCTCGACAGATATTAATTCTGGATTTTTAAGACTCCTGGCATATCCAAATTCTTCAAATACAACGACATTTAAAGTTATTCTTACTGCAATTAAATCATGAAAACATATAAACAGTTTCAAGAAGATTGGAGTAATAAATATAAAAAGAATATTGATTGCTCAAATCCAAAAGGATTTTCTCAACGTGCTCATTGCGCTGCAAGAAGAAAAAGAGCAAAAGGTGAGAAGACTAAATCAAAACCAGTTGAATAATGCCCAAATTCAAGAAATACAAAACAGTTGAGCAAATTGCAAAGAAACATCGTCTTGAAGTTTCTTTTATACAAAAGCAACTTGATATGGGGGAACCTATTGAGCATGAACACACTCAAGATCATGAACTTGCTCGTAATATTGCTCTTCAGCATCTAGATGAGATTCCAGATTATTATACTCGTTTGAAAAAAATGGAAGCAGATGCCAAAAAGCATCATAAAAAATTCAAAGATGTAAATATTGATGAAGCAGGTTCTCTACATCGTTGGTTTCTAGATTCTGAATCAAAAGACAAAAAACCTGGTTGGGTTGAAGTAATTTCTGGAGAACCCTGTGCTCGCGAAAAAGGTGAAGAAGATGAAACACCTAAGTGCGTTTCTTCAGATAAAAGAGCAAGTATGACAAAATCTGAACGAATATCGGCACAAAGAAGAAAAAGTGCTGCAGACCCAAACCAACCAGAAAAAACTGGAGCTGCAAAACCAACATATGTTTCTACGGATTCACCTAAAAAGAAAATGAAAGAAGAAATGGACGTACAAGAAGCAAAAGACAAACCGGGTAAAGGTAGTGGCAAAAAAGACGCTTGTTACCATAAGGTAAAATCTAGATATTCTGTTTGGCCAAGTGCATATGCTTCTGGAGCACTTGTAAAATGTCGTAATGTTGGTGCTGCAAACTGGGGAACTAAATCGGAGGAAACTATGCACGAAGAAGAAAGATACTGTCCTTTATGTGACAAGAGAGAAACAAGATCTGAGTGTTCTTATGGCGAAAAAGCATGGGACAAAGTTTCTGTTAAAGATGAAGAATATTCAATGGCAAGATCAGAACTTAAAACCATCGAAGATGCGGTAAAAAGAATCAAATTAAAAGTTGCTAGAGGTGAGGGTGACTTAGAAGCATGGGTTCAATCAAAAATTACTAAGGCAGCAGATTATATTGACACAGCTGCTGATTACATTGCAAGCGGAGAACATGATGTGGAAGAAGCATGGAAGATGCCTGAAAAAATAGATCCTAACGTTATTAGATCATCTAAACGTTCAGCATCAATTAGATCTCGTACTCAAAGTCCTAATTCCAATGAGGCATCAGTAGCCCAAACAAAAAGAAGAGATCCAAGTCTTCCTTCAGTGAGGACTGGAGATACTAAAATTAGAAATATCAATGCTGGATACGAATCACCTTTAGTGGATAAAATTACTAATGAAATATTAGATGAAAAATGTTGGCCTGGTTATAAAAGAAAAAAAGGAACAACAGAATTTGCAAAAGGTTCTTGCGTAAAAGCAGAAAATGTGACTATTGAAGATGCTGACGGAAATACTTTTGCTGAAGTGGTCGATATTATCAAACCAGAACCAATCAAAGGATTTAAGTCTCAAGTAAATGAGGCAACAAGACTTCAAGCACAAACTGGAAATGTTATTGCAGTAACTCTTTCTTGGAGAGGAAAGTATTATTCTATGAAGATGTTTTTCCCCCAGCTTAAAACACCATCAAGAAAGGAAATAAATGATGAACTTCAAAAAGTTTATCCTGGATCTGTTGCAATTTATCATTCAGTTTCCGAAATTCAACCAGGACAACCACTCGTTCAAATGTGTGGTCCTCAAGGGGGAAGTTCGGCAAAACCTGGACTAAGTAAAAATTATGTAAAAACCATGGGAGAAGAAGTTGAGTTAGAAGAAGAAGGTCCCTCTCTGTCTGTAGGTAGAGGAGAAAAACTTCCTGTAAGTAGAGGTGGAGGTCTTACCAAAAAGGGGAGAGAAAAATATAATCGTGCTACGGGATCCAATTTACAGGCACCAGTAACTGGAGATGTAGAACCAGGAAGTGCAGCAGCAAAGCGACGTAGAGCATTTTGCTCTCGCAGTAGAAGTTGGAAAGGAGAAAGAGGATTAGCAGCAAGAAGACGTTGGAAGTGTTAATTTATTCTTATATTTAAAAAATAGAGGTTAATTTATTATGTCAAATGATGTCTATCTTGGCAATCCGTTACTAAAAAAAGCAAATACTCCTATTGAATTTACTCAAGAACAAATTCTTGAGTTTGTTAAGTGTAAAGATGATCCAGTTTATTTTGCAAATAATTATGTAAAAATTGTAACTCTTGATCATGGATTGCAAAATTTTAAACCATATCATTTTCAAGAAAAGTTAATTAATAACTTTCATAATCATAGATTTAATATCTGCAAG